TGACGTAGCTTTTAGTATCATTGTAAGAATGAAATTCTTGAAGATAACTCGGGCTATAATGAAGAATAATTTTATTAGTGAATGTGCTGTAGGTATGAATTGTTACTCTCAAGATTGGGGTGCATTAAAGAATTATTTATGTACCTATGGTGAGAATAATATGATAGCTGGTGATTATTCAGCATATGATAAAAATATGCCTGCTGCCCTTATCAGATGTGATTTTTATGTATTGCAAGAATTAATGGAAACACATGAACCCTTATCTTATGAGGACAGGTTAATAATACGTGGAATAGCCACAGATATTGCTTTTCCCGTTACTAACATGAATGGTGATGTTATCCAATTTTTTGGTGGTAATTCATCTGGAACACCTTTAACGGTCATTATCAATAGTGTATCCAATTCCTTATATATACGTTATGCTTATAAAAATATTATTAGAGATAAACCACTTACCACTTTCAGAGATAACGTTGCATTAATCACATTAGGTGATGATAATGCAATGAGTTCAGCTTTGAAAGATTTTAATCACACAACTATTTCTAATGTTTTACGCGAGCATGGTATACCTTATACTATGGCTGATAAGGAAACAGCTAGCGTGCCTTTTATTCACATTGACGATGTTGATTTTCTTAAACGTAATTTTCGAACTGTTGATGGTTGGACAGTTGGACAGTTGAGTGAGAAGAGTATTTTTAAATCATTAACAATGTATGTTGATAAAGGAAATATTAGTCATGAAGAACAATTGGCGCAATGCTATCTTGCCGCACGTAGAGAGTGGAGTCTATATGGTAGAGAACATTACAACGATAGGTGTAGAAGTATGGAAGCGATCCTGGAAGAATTTCCTGGGATTAAAAGATTCTTCTTACCTCAACATTTCTACTCATACGAGGTAACTCGTGATTGGGTTAGAAATGCTTAGTATCATTATATTTCTCATAAATCACTAGTAGCAGAGGGAGGATGGCGTTTTACGGTTCATTTAACCCTCCAACTTAGTGAGAGAGCAGTTGAAGAACTATAACCTTATTAGAACATACACTAATTCAATTTGTATGTCGTTGAGATCATGTTAGTAAAGCTCAATCGTATGGAATTAAAACTAACCGGCTGTAATAGGCTTTATGTTAAGACATCATGGAATGCTTAAACAAAAATGGTAGTAACCTAC